CCACCGTCCGCTTCGCAAATTCAAATACTGGTTTAGATGGAGATGAAATTGATTTTGAGAGATTAATCTCAAGACCAATTTTCTTCATTAAATCCAAATATGAATTTGCTACATCGTGATCGAAGATAACTAAGTCATCACCGAGAATTTCATAATTCTCATATCAACCTAAAGTCTTGTTCGTCAAAGACGCACAATACTGAAGGAGATAGTGATGAGTCAAAGCTAACATAGCCCATGACGATAAAGCCCCCATGGGTTGCCCTACAGTATACCTTACAGATTTTTCTGTAATGTTATACTTATCTGCTCCCTTCGGAAGAAAGTAATCTCTCATTACCAATAAACCAGCTCAATCGTTACCAACCTTTACAGGAAGGATACGATCTAAGATGGCTGATTGATATATGATAGGTAATCGGTCTGTGGCTGAGCTTAAATCAAAAGAATAAGCACAACCAGCAACCGAAGCTTTCTCTGAAGAACGACGTACAGACGCGTCTTGATTAAAAGTACCATCATTCGGAATTAAACGCAATAAAGCGAATAATTGAGAATGTAAGGGTTTTAATAAAGACTGTGTCCATATATCGACAAGAGCAAATACTCGAAGTTTCCCCGCAGCCTCTTCCTTAAAAGCTAATTGTCCTAAAGGATTGACCATCGAGACCTTTCGGTTTAGATTTTCAGTCCCCAGGATATCAGCTAAAGAAAGAGCTTGCTTATAAATTCGATAAAAACTATTAGCCTTTATTGAGGCTATATAGTTATTAAAGAATTTATACACCTCCGAATCTTTTAACGCGACAGAGTCATATAACAGACCATGCCACGATACTCGATTAGAAGGTGAAGAACTTCGAATAAAGGCAATGTTATCTGGACAAAGATTGACTTTGCTCTTCCAAGAATCATAACTCTTTAAACGAGAGAAATAATTCCCACGAGGTGCATCATCAATATAGTCTAGTAACTCCCATGAAAAGGATTTATCACCAGTATATTCCCCTGTTATAGAATGTAATTTCGGAATAAAATCCGAAATTAACACTCTATAAAGGCTAAAGCAACTCAATCAAAATTGAATTGTTTTAGTATGCCCTTGTTGTATTCTACGTCTATCTTTCTTGTTAATACAAGAAGGAAGACCTGAATATAACCTAGGCAAAGGAAGACCTGGTTCCAAACCTCGGAGAGATTCGAGGGGATCCCCACCTAAATATTTTTGGAGAGCAACATGATTTGCCTTTAATCACTTTACAGTGATCAAGGAACCATGATGCTTATCCATCTTATTTATGTAAAGGATCAGGTTATGTAGAACTTTAGCTCTTGACGGGACAGATGATGGAGTTCCATATGAGAGCAATACAATTGCTCTAATATGAAGCTTCACCACTTTCCACAAACGTGGAACAGTGAACATCTTCTCTTTAACAACTCCGAACGTTCCTAAACTTTTTAGCATCGCCATAAAGGAATTCATTTTTATGTTTTTCTTCATGGTTTTTGTTTAAAGTATTAGAATCGTCTGGTTTTCCCCCTGCCCTATTTAGCTATAATCTGTTTTTATCGCAGATTATCCTAAATTAGAGGTTACGGGTGGAGAGCAGACACGATCCGAAGCTGGTGAAAGATCAGACTGCGCAGTTCTCATTTCTGAGGACGCCAGTTCATGATCTGGTCAAGGCGAAATCGATAAGATCGATCTAGTTCTAATGAACTACTGAGCCATTCTATCATCACTTCTAGTACAAAATTGAGAGAGGATAAAACCTCTCCCAAGGTTGGGTTCGATGTGAAAAT